GATTAAAAAAGAGATTACCGCTACAATCGAGAAAATCAAGGCGGAGCTTGCTACCATCGAGGCATTGGGCGGCGATACGGTTGCTATCAAGCAGAAATACTTTGAGGATTTAAGCCTCGCAAACGCTATCACGGAGCATAAGCGCATAGAGGCTGAAAAACAGCGCATAGCGGCTCAGGAGGCGGCGGTGGCGCAACAGGCGGCGGAGATTAAGAGCGAGGCACCTGCGCCCGTTCCTGAGCCTGTGGCAGAGGAAAAGACTTATACGCTCGCCTTTAAGGTAATAGGTACGGCGGCGCAGCTCAACGCCCTTAAAGCGTTTATGTCGGAAAACAAAATCAAATTTGAAAGAGCCTAACAGGAGGATATAAAAATGGCTGTCAAAAATTCTTTACAAAAAGCAAATAACGAACAGGGCGGAAAGCTCACTATTTCGGGGTATCTCGGACAGGAGAAAATCAAGACTTGGATTAACGGTATGATAGGCACGGAAAAAGAGGCGCAAAAATTCATTTCGTCCATCATTTCCGCTGTATCTACTACACCTGCATTACAGGGTACACAGGAAAAGCCTACCGATATGAACACCATCGTATCTGCCGCACTGTTGGCAAACGCTCTGGATTTGAGCTTGTCGCCTCAGCTCGGTTTGGCTTATATGGTACCGTTTGAGGACAATAAGAGAGGGCGCACGGTTGCTACATTTATTCTCGGATATAAGGGCTATATACAGCTTGCAATCCGTTCGGGTAAGTACAGAAAAATCAATGTTATTGCCATCAAGGAGGGCGAGTTTGTAAGCTACAATCCGCTCACGGAGGAATTGGTAGTAAACCTCATTTCCGACGACGAGGAAAGAGAAAAGGCGGCGACTGTCGGCTACTATGCTTGTTTTGAGCTCGTCAACGGATTTACTAAGAGCCTGTATTGGAGCAAGAAAAAAATGCTCCTCCACGCCGATAAATATTCTAAGGCGTTCAGCGTTGAGGCAAAGAAAGGTAAAAGCCCTATGTACGACAGAGTGTCTTACGCCGATTTTGAGGCAGGGAAAGTGCCTGAGGCGGAGATGTGGAAATACAGCTCATTCTGGTACAAAGATTTCGACGGTATGGCGTTCAAGACTATGCTCAGGCAGCTCATTTCTAAGTGGGGCATTATGTCGATTGATATGAGAGACGCATTTGAGAAAGACGGCTCAGAGATATACGAGGCAAACGAGTTTGACGAGCACAAAACCGCTATCAGAAACGAGATTGTGCAGGAAATGGCAGGTAAGGGCAGTCCTGAGCAGTTTAACGAGGACGAATTTTTTGCAGACGACGACGGCGTTATAAATGTACCGCCTGAGAGCGTAGAGGACGACGGAGGCGATAATGCGGATTGAGGTTTACGGTCAACCTCAGGGCAAGCAGAGAGCGAGAGTATGTATGAGGGGCGGTTTTGCAAAGGCTTATACACCTGAAACAACGGCAAGCTATGAAAACCTGATTAACCTCTCATACATACAAGCTCTTAACGGTGCGCCGTCGCCGTATTGGGATAAGCCCGTGCGCATACGAATACAGGCGATTTATCAAATCCCTAAGTCATTTAGCAAGAAACGCACGGCGACGGCTCTGGACGGGCTCATACGCCCTCAGGTTAAGCCTGACATCGACAATGTGGTAAAGGTTGTGTGCGACGCTCTCAATAAGATTGCATACAAAGACGATACGCAGGTTGTGGAGATAGCCGCCTGTAAATTGTACGGCGTTGAGCCTATGGTAAGGATTGACATTGACGAGGTGCAGACCTCTGGCGACACAACTCTCTGACGGGAGGAGACTATGCGAGAAAAGAATTATTTTAGCCACGACTATCACAGCAGAGACCACTTACGAGACATACGCAAGGATTGGAAACTCGCTGGCGTTGGTTTTTATTGGTGCCTCGTGGAAATATTACACGAAAACGGAGGCTCTATAAAAGAAAACGAGATAGAGGAAATCGCTGACGACCTGAGGGCGGATTTTCAGATGGCTCACGATGTCGTTTATAAATACGGCAAATTTCAAATCAAAAAAGGCAAAATATATTCCTCTCGTGTAATCGAGAACTTGCAAAAACGGGAGGAAATATCTAAGAAACGCACGGCGGCGGCTAAGAACAGATGGAGCGGGCGATTACAGGGAGCAGGAGAGCTTGAAAACGACGAGGAACAAAATTCTGAAAAAGAGACAGCCGCAAAAGCAACGACTGAAACTGAGGAAGATGGCGAATCTGAGAGCCTTAGTAAAGCTGAGTGGTATAAGGGTTGGATTACTGACCGCATAAACGAAATGCCTAACGAACTCGACGAGCAAGACGAGTTTGCTTCCTCTTATTTATTTGATGTGCGGCATTACATCGAAAATCTTATGCAGATGTTACCCGACGACAAACCGCTAACCATAGGTAGCGCAAAGATTCAAACAGGGGATTTTTGGGAGACAGTATCGCATTTTTTCAGGAATAGTGATACTCTCCGAGAGTTGTCTGAGGCAATACAAGGCGTAGAGGTAAAATGCTCTCGTGGCGAGGTGCGTAACAAACAGAACTATTTAATTTCAACGCTGTATAATACGGCGAAAATGAGCGGAGCATAACGCAGTCGTTCTGGGCTGCGGCACCGTATAAAATCACTTATTAAATCAGGAGAATTTTTATGAAAGCATTATTAGACGCAATGCAATTTAAGCAGATTATGGACGGCTGCAAACACGCAGTCAGCACGGACAACTCCCGTCCGATACTCGGCTACATCAAGCTGGATATTAAGGGGGAAACAATCACGGCGTATGCCTGCGACGGATTCAGGCTTGCAAAGGTTGTTGTTACGAATACCGTACACGCAGCGAGCAATAAGGAAGAATTTATTGCTTATATTAAGCCGCTGACCGTTCCTAAACAGACGGTTGATATGATTTTTCCTATCGAAATAAGCAAGGACAAAATCTTGGCATACTTCATCGGCAGAGGCGAATCGGAAATCATTGTGAACCCGAAAGATTTAAAACAAATAAAAGCGATATAGGAGGCACTATGGATAAGTTTTTCAGTCAAAAGTACTGCGACCGCTGTGGCGGAGAGTTAACAGGCGGACGCACGATGTCTATGTTTAACACGGACTGCATCTGCATGGACTGCAAGCGCAAGGAAACGGAAATGACGGAGTACAAAGCGGCTTGCGAAGCGGAAAATGCCGCCGTAAAAAACGGAGAATATAACTTTCAAGGCATAGGTTTACCGAGTAAAAAGTAAACCGAAAAAAGCCGAAAATTCTTTGAAAAAGTTTCGGTTTTGGGCGCGTTTTCGCTGGGCTCTTTGGTGTGTTTACGGTATTGTGTGTTTACAAAACAGGGGTGGCAAGACCACCGAAAAAAAGGAGAACACGCAAATGAAAAACCAAACATTCGGAGTCGAAATCGAACTCACGGGCATCACCAGAAAAGATGCGGCAAAGGTTATCGCAACCTACTAAGGCAAATGCTTTTACGACAAAGGAATCAATCTTTGTATATGGGCTTTTTGTAAAAGTATTGCCTGACTGTATTGGACAATTCACAGGACTGAGCGATAAGAACAGCAACAAGATTTTCGATGGAGATATTGTTAAGGTCTGGTACGACAATAAGAGCGTAAACGGCATTATCGAATACCACGAGGAAAATGCCTGCTGCCTTATTTATGTCAAACAGTATAATAGACGCTTGCACCCGTTTAGCCACCCTGAAATGGAGGTTGTTGGCAATATGTATGATAATCCTGAGTTATTGGAGGTAGAGGATTGAACAAAGTATTTTTAATAGGCAATCTCACAAGAGACCCTGAACTGACGGAGACCGCAAGCGGTGTGCAAATCTGCCGCTTTTCAATAGCGGTTACAAGAAACTATACAGGCTCCGATGGCGAACGCAAAACGGATTTCTTTAATTGCGTAGCGTGGCGTGGGCTCGGAGAGACGGTTGCGAGATACGCTCACAAAGGCAACAAGATAGCCGTAAGCGGCTCAATAGAGCTCAGAAACTACGAGGACAGAGACGGTATTAAACGCACGGCGGTTGACATTGTGGCGCAAGATGTGGAGTTTTTAACGCCCCGACAGTCCGACAGCGGAAACGACGATACAGGTTACAGGAGCGGCGGCAAGCCTGCCCTGCAAGAATTTGACGACGACGGCGATATACCGTTTTAAGGAGGTAAACGATGGACGCAGCATTATTTTCTATCAGACCTGAGCCCGTCTCGTACATCACGCAGGGCGTGAAAGAGTGGGAATTTAGGACAAAGCCGCCTAAAATCGAAACGCCGTATAAGGGCTATATTTACTGCACGAGCGTCAAGAATATGCCGTGCGTTGATTATATCAAGATGCATAAAGCAACGGGCGGCAGGATAGACGAGTGGCACGGTAAGGTTATTGGAGAGTTTATCTGCGACGAGGAGATTGAGGTGGTAACGAATGGCTTTGTTAATCCGTTCGCCATCAACAGGCAAGTGTTACAGAAAGGGCATTTGTCAAACAGCGAATTTCTGTCCTATACCGACCATTACCGCAAAAACCTCTCCGCTCTGCATATATCACAGCTCGTGATTTACGATAAGCCGAAAGGGCTCAGTGAGTTTTATATCCCTTGTAATTTCTACGAAAAGGGCGACGGTTGCGGAGACAGCGACTGTCCTTTGTACGAGGAACCTGATTACGAGTACGGCGATGTGTGGCACGATTGCGAGGGCAAAAAGCCTCTCCGTCGTCCGCCTCAGAGCTGGTGCAGAGTAGTGGAGCACGCTCTAAACGCAAGATACACAGGGTGGTCTGTGCTTAACGGCTTAAAATGCCATTTCAAAGAAATGACCTGCAATAATGAGCGTATGTGCGGAATGTGTATAAACAATCCGCCCAACGAGGAAAAGAAAAACGGTAAAAAGCCTCCGCTGCCGTTTGATGGGTGTTATTGCCCGTCCTGCGGAGAGCCGACTTACAGCTCAGAGGCGTGTGTGTTCTGTGGTCAGAGGCTTATACGGGAGGAATTGTGAGGGCGTTCGCAGCCTGCGAGGGGAGTGTAAATGACAGCGAAACAATTACTATGGTTTGGTAATAGGTATGCCTATGAGGACGATTTTAGCGAAGTGCTGGAACAAATAAACACTGAAATAAGCGATACTGCTGTTTCTTTGGAAACGCATTTTAACGACGCTTTTACGAAATCCTTAAAAAAGCATTATTCAGACCTATTGGAAAAGCGAGATATGATTTTGTTTATGCAAGAGCAAAGGCTTGTATTATTCCATAAGGCAGGCTTTTAGTGTAAAGATAAATAAATTAAAAACATCAGGAGACAGGATATGCTTAAACTTAAAGATTCAGTAAACATCGACGAGCTGACAAAAATCGGCTTTGTGAGTTTCAAGGTTGACCGCCGCCAGACGAACTACTATTTTGCGGTAAGGCGTGGCGGCAAGGTTATTTTAATCAACGATGTAAGGCGTGAGGTTGTCGTAGATAACATCTGCGAGCCGCAGCCGATGTTTCCTAAGGGAGACACACGCATACACGCAAATATCAAGTGGCAGCCGAAAAATACTCTCGTTGAGGACGGTATATTTGCGCTCTGCGCCGCAGGGCTCGTAGAGAGGGTATAAGATGGCTAAGCGTATAAGACCAGAGAAATGCGCCTTTTTCTACCGAAAGAAATTCGTCGGGGATTTCTGCCTGTGTGATAAGGACGACCCGTTAAAGCGATGTGAGGGCGTTTGTGCGCTCTATATGAGCGAGCAAGACTACAAGGCGTTTATGGCGCAGGTGCTGGCAGAGGCGAAAGAAAACAAGGGCTAAGGAGGCGTACAGATGGCGTATGTAGCAAGCGGACGACCCGTAGGGCGACCGAGACAATTTTATAAGTACGAGTTACCGAGCGGCGTTGTAAAGGTTGTACGGGCGCAATGCGCCGATTATTCCCGTAAGGAGCTTTGCATACGCGACGGCTCGGTGTCCGCCGAAACTCTGAACGCATACATAGCCACGAACGCCGCCATCGACAAGGCTCTGACCGACATCGAGGAGGTATGCCGACAGCATTTTCTTAACGACATAGCGGAGAATCGCGGCTACGACAGGAGCCAAAGTCAATGGTGTATGTCGCACAATTCGTACTACAAACGCAAGCGCAAAGCGATTTACGAAATAGCCAGAGGGCTATTGCTTATCTGAGGGCATTATGGAGCGTTATTTATCTTGGAGCGGCGGTAAGGACAGCTCAGCGAGCATTATTATCGCTCACGAGAAAGGAATACATCTTGACGGTATCATATTCAGCGAGGTTATGTTTGACCGTTCCCGAAACATAAGTGGCGAGAATCCAAAGCAAATAAAGTGGGTGTATGAAACGGCAATACCGATTATCGAAAGGTTGGGGTATAAAGTCAAAGTTTTGCAAGCGGAATCAGACTACATAACACTTTTCAATACGCGCATACAGAACAGTAAGACCGCCGAACGCAACGGAAAGAAAGTCGGCTGGCTGTTAGGCGGTATGTGCGCGGCAAACGACCGATTGAAAATGCGTCCTATCCGAGAGTTTTACAAGAACGTAGGCGAGCACGAGCAGATTATAGGCATAGCCGCCGACGAGCCAGAACGCCTGCAAAGGTTAAAACCGAATAGCAGGAGCTTACTTGCCGAAAACGGAATAATCGAGAGTGAAACGTATTCGATGTGCCGCAGATATGGCTTGCTATCGCCCATCTACGAGGAACGCTGTCGGGGCGGTTGCTGGTTTTGTCCGAACTGTTCCGTGAAAGAGTTTGCGGCGTTAAAAAGACAGTACCCTGAATTGTGGGCGGAGCTTGAAATGTTATCCCACGATACCGAGATTGTGAGCAAAGGCTTTAAGTACGGGCGAACATTCGACAGCGTAAATCGTGAGATTGATTTAATCAACAGCCAAATGTCTATATTCGACATTGTGGATAATTCGGGAGGCGGCTATGACGGCGCAAAAATTGATGGATTGGATTGACGAAATCGGCAGGGCGGAGGATATGTTCGGAGAGCTTGAAATCGAGCTGAACGAGGCAAAATACAATGTTCTGGTAAAGATAGAGCACGACCCCGACAATCGCAGGCTTAATGCCGAATACAGAGACATCTGCGAAAAATTGAGAATGGTCTACATTATGCGGCAACAGCGATTGATGTTGTTTATGCAGGCGCAAGTGTAAGTTGCTCTATACTGTATAACAGACTAAGTATATTATATAATATATTATATATATAAGTACGTTATATGTAGTAAGTATATTAGGAGAAAAGCCTGTTAGAATTTTCGGGTACAATTTTGAGTTAATCCTATGATAAACTTAATACAGTGCCAATACCCTTAGAGGTTAGAGCCCTGCTCAGAGTGAGTGGGGCTTATTTTATTTATTCAGGGAGTGATAAAATGAGCGATACACCCAAAAAGACAACACGAAAAAAGAAAACGGAGACTACGCCCAAAAAAGAGCGTAAGCCTAACTCTGGGCAATTTAAGAAAGGCAACACGGTAGGAAAGTCAACACGCTTTAAGAAAGACCACGACATACCCTGCAAGTACAAGGAGGAATACTGCGACAAGTTAATCGAGTTTTTTACTGCCGTTGAGCCCCAGATTATCTACGAGGAGTTTTATTTTCCGAATGGAGACCTGAAAGGCAAGCGTCCTGTACAAGTGATTCCTGCGAGACTGCCGACATTCGAGGGCTTTGCTTGGTCTATCGGTGTAACGGTAGGAACGCTGACAAATTGGCGTAAAGAACACCCCCATTTTGACACCGCATACGCGCGAGCCCTTGAAAAGCAAAAGGAAATCCTGCTCGTGAACGGTACCAACAAGCAATACGACGGCAATTTCTCAAAGTTCCTGCTCACGAATAACCACGGTATGGCAGAGCAAGTAAAGAGCGATGTTACATACAAGGTTGTGATGGGAGACGACATCGACGAGGAGAGTAACTAATGGCGGTAGAGGTTGTTGTTCGGCTCGGCAAGCCACAGCCAAAGCAAAGAGAGTTTTTCCTCGCGCGTCGTAAATTTGTTGCGTTCGGCGGAGCGAGAGGCGGCGGCAAGAGCTGGGGTGTGCGCGAGAAAGCAAAACGACTTGCGATTAAGTGGGCTGGCATAAAGATACTCATTATCCGCAAGACCTACGCCGACCTGCGCGACAACCACATTTTGCCGTTGAAAGCCGACCTGCCGCCGAGCTTTGCCGAGTACAAAGAGCAAGACAAGGCGTTTGTGTTTAGGAACGGGAGCCGCATTAAGTGTTGCTATTTTGCAAACGAAAACGACGCTTTGCAGTATCAGGGGCAAGAGTATGATGTCATTTTCTTAGAGGAGGCTACGCAGTTCACAGAGCTTGTTTTCAATGTTATGAAAGCCTGTCTGCGTGGTGCGAACAATTTTCCGAAACGAATGTATCTGACTTGCAATCCAGACGGCGTGGGCTTTCTGTGGGTAAAGCGGCTGTTTGTGTCGCGTGAGTATGAGCCTAACGAGAATCCCGACGACTATATGTTTATTCAATCGCTCGTGGACGACAACAAAATCCTTATGGAGACCGACCCCGATTATGTAAAACAGCTTGATTCCTTGCCTGAGGATATGCGGAAACGCTGGCGGTACGGTAGCTGGGAGGTAAGCGAGGCGCAGTATTTCGGAGAGTTTGACCGAAACGTGCACACCTGCGAGCCGTTTGTGATTCCTGCGGATTGGCGGCGGTACAGAGCGTTTGACTACGGGCTTGATATGCTGGCTTGCTATTGGATAGCGGTTGATACTCTGCATAACGCCTATGTGTACAAAGAGCTTTGTCAGAGCGACCTGCCTATATCGACCGCCGCCCATAAAATGCTCGATATGACGACCGACGACGAGGATATTTACCTGACGCTTGCACCACCCGACCTATGGAACAGGAGCCAAGAGACAGGCAAGAGCAAGGCGATTCTGTTTGACGAGGCAGGCTTGACGCTTACACAATCGAACAACGACCGCGAGGCAGGCTGGCTTGCTATCAAAGAGCTTTTGAAAAAGGACGCAAACGGCAATCCGAGACTACACATATTCACGAACTGTAAACGGCTTATAAAACATCTGCCCGAATTACAGCGCGACGAGAAAAAGCCCACCGACTGCGCGACAGAGCCACACGATATAACGCATAGCCCTGACGCACTCAGATACTTTGCCATCTATTGGACGCGCCCTGCGCCTACTCCGAAAGACAAGCGCGTGAAATACCGCCCTGACGAGTTGGAAGATTACAGACGGGCAACTACGCAAGAGGAACGGGATTTAATAATTAAACGCAAAGGAGGTTTACCCTTATAATGCAAATCGACAAGGAACGCAAATTAGACTTTTTCAAAGACCTTTACGCAAACGCCAAGGGCGAAATGGACGGTTTGACGGAGGACTTTGCAAAATGGAATAATCAATACAAGGGCAGTCTGGAAATCGACGGCTCCGATACGCCTGCGACGACGGGCAGGAACATTACCTATGAGCTTATCGAGAGCCAATTTTCGAGTTATCTGCCGACTACGGCTGTAACGCCTGAGATTTATTCCGAAAGGAACGACAGAAACGCAAAGAGCGTCGAACGACTGCTCCGAAACAAGCGCAACCGTCTCCCGTTCGAGAAAATGAACGACATCGACGAAAGATATTCGCCTATATACGGCGGCTCAATCTGGCTTGTCGAGTGGGATAATTCGATTAAAACGCATAACACCGTGGGCGATGTCAAAGTTACGATTTGGGCTCCGACGCATTTTGTCGGACAGCCGCACATATTCGACATCGACGATATGGAATACTGCTTTATTTCCTTTGAGACGACCAAAGAGGACTTAGTGCGTAAGTACGGAGTGAGCGTCGAAACGGCAGACGAGACCGAGAGCGAAAACGGTACCGAGAACGACGAGACGGCTACCGTCGTTGTTTGCTATTACAAAGACGAAAAGGACAGAATCTGTCAATACATCTGGTCGGGAGATACCGAATTACGCGACATCGAGGATTACTATTCGCGTAAAAAGTATATCTGTAAGCATTGCGGCAAGCGTAAAGAGCTTTGCGAGTGCGATAAGCCCGATTACGAAATGCAGGACGACGAGTACGAACTGTTAGACCACGACATACAGCTTTCGGACGGCTCATTTATCCGCGCCAGCTCTGAGGTCATAAAAGACGGTCAGGTCGTTATGGAGACGCAACGCCAGCAAGCTATCGCAGAGGACGGGAGCGTGGCTATGGACGAGATAAACGGCATAATGTTACCTATCGGCGCAGATGTGCAAGTGCCGAAAATGGAACAGACAAAACTGCCGTATTTCACGCCGACAAAGTTTCCTATCGTCATACGCAAAAATACATCGCAAGAGGACAGCCTTTTCGGGCAGAGCGACTGCGAGTTTGTGCGTCCGCAACAGCAGGCTATCAATAAGCTGGAAAGCCGCATAATCACGAAACTTATGCGAGCAGGTGTATATCCTACGGCACCCGATGATTACGCAGGGCAATTCGACGAGACGCTCTACGAGAATGTTATCAAAGTCGGTCAGAACAATTACAAACTGTTTAACCGTATTGATTTACAGGTATCGGTACAGCAGGATATGGAGCAGGCAGAGCGAATATATCAACACGCTAAGCGTATTTTGGGTATTACCGACAGTTATCAGGGGCAGGCGGATAATACGGCGCAGAGTGGTAAAGCAAAGCAGATTCAGGTTGCGCAGGCGGCAGGGCGGCTTGACAGTAAACGCCGTATGAAAAACGCCGCATACGCCGAAATAGACGAGATTATATTTCAGTATTTCCTTGCCTACGCAGACGAGCCTCGCGTTATATCGTATATCGACGCGACGGGCAGGTTGCAGAACGCGCAATTTAACAGATACGATTTTATTGAGCGCGACGAAAACGGCGAGTATTATTACAACGCTCAATACCTGTTCGGAACGGACGCTACGGGCGATGTGGAGCAATCAAGAGAGACCATCTGGCAGGAAAATCGCTTAAACTTTCAAAACGGTTGCTATGGCTCGCCTCAGGATATACAGACATTGCTCATTTTCTGGCAACAGATGGAGAAACATCATTACCCCGACGCACGGGATATGGTGGAACGCATACGCGACATAATCGAGGCACAACAACAGCAAATGCAGGAACAGTTGGCGGCGGCGCAAGGCGAAAACGCTAACCTACGCGAGCAAGTGGCGGCGGAGCAAAACCGAGCGGACGGCGCAGAGGGATATATCGACTACCTAAATAATTTTAACGCAGGAGGCAATCAATAATGGAGGTAAAATCTGTTTTGAATAAAGACATCTACGGGGCAAATTTAACAGGCACAGGGAGTGGTTACGAGAGCGTAACGAAAGTAAAGCCGACTACGGGCGGCACCTATGCAAACGGAATAGCGGCGTTAAACCCGAAATTGCCGACAGGATTAACGGGCTCTCCCTCAAAGAATACGCCCATATACGGTAGCGTTTTCGGCGGCGTAAGTCCGTCAGTGAAAATGCCTGATATATCAAGTCAATTCAACAGCTCCGTCGTCAAGCCTATTTATGGTGGTGCTGGTGGCGTAGGAGGCGGCTCCACGGGCAGAGTAACGAAAGAGGGGGCAATTATTGGCGGTAATGGAGCGGTCAATACAACCTTTAACGGTGGCGCAAAGCCTACAACGGGCGGTCTCGGTGTTACAAAGTTGCCGACAGTCGCCAGTCAGGTAAAATATTCGGAATTTCAAAGTCTGCCTAAGGCTGGCGATTCCGCCACAACGCCCATAGCAACGGCA